TGCCTTCCCAGGGATGAAAGTAGCGGCGTTGGACAGACGTAGCATTTACAAGATGCTGTGCTACACTGTTCCGTCCCATAGTGCCAGTGCCGAAGAACAGCTCGCCGCCAGTCTCGCATCGGCGCAAGCTGAAGCCTTTTTCCACGACTACGACTTTTTCAAGCAGGTCGAGACTCTCATAGCGTCCTTGCCTAGGAGCGCGGAGTTACAGTTTAGGCTGAAGGAAAACCCGCCGCCCACGTGGAACGGCATGGTGACGCGCTTCGTTAACGCGTCCCCCAAACTTAAGGCTAGGATGTTGGTGCCTGGAGATTCCGAAACCACTCAAACCAAGCGTAATTACTGCCACGCGTCAGAACTGGAGCTACAGACTGCGTGGAGCGTGGACGCTTGGGGATCGACCACCATGGGGCGTTCCCCCGAAGACCGTGTTTACGGAGGCGTGAGGTTGTCCGCCGACATAGTTCCTACGGACGCGATGTGTGAGATCGCACGTGTTCCCGACAATAATGATTTCAGCAAGAACCAATATAAAGAAACCAAGAAATCACCCACCACCGAACAAAGGGAAATGGCCCCGAAGGTGGTGGCGCAAGCCATCAACAAAGTGCGATCACAGTTGCGTAATAGGAAACGGCGTGATAAGTGGAGTGGCGTGGCCCAAGCGGACATTGCTTATGATACAGGTAACGCACCTGGTACGGGAGCCGCGTCCTCCGTCGACAGTGCTCACCAACAGGTTGTGTTCAAGAACGAGCCAGCTGGTGCGCACATCACAGTGAAGACACACACAGACAGCCTTGTTACTATACCCCAGTTGCCACAAGTGCTAGGCAGTTACTTCTCGAGACCTGTTCGGATCTTCACTTATGTCTGGGCAGAAAATGGGGCCAACGGTCTGAAGACCAGTTTTGAACCCTGGCGCCTTTTCTTCACCCACCCCAATATGAACCAGAAGTTGCAGGGTTACGGACTATTGAGGTGCAAGTTAAAACTGAAGTTTCTCATCAACGGCTCACCCTTCTATTACGGCTCAATGATGGCGGCGTACACGCCACTATCGGGTTGGCGCACGGACACTGTTGGTGCCGGTCTAGGTACCTACCTTGTGCCAACATCGCAGAAACCGCATGTTTGGCTCGAAAACCAGAATTGTTCGACAGCTGAGATGGAATTGCCCTTTTTCTACCCTTTCCCTTACATGCAACCCAGTGTTACGAAGCTGGGAAACATGGGTAGGATCGACCTTGCTCAGTTTGCACCCCTGCTCAGCGCAAATGGGACTTCATCGTCCAATGTGGACATTCAGGTGTATGCGTGGGCCGAGGATGTCCATTTGTCGGGACCAACCAACCTGCCCGTCGCTCAATCGGAGTTTGTGCACGACGGGCAAATCAGTTCTGTCGCTAGTGCTGTTGCAGACGCCGCCGGTGCTCTCAGCCAGGTGCCAGTCTTGGGACCTTACGCCAGGGCCACTGAGATGGCTAGTAGGATGGTGAGTGGTGTCGCTAGCCACTTTGGATTCACGAACGTGCCCAATATAGAAGATGTGAGGCCCATGAAGTCTATGCCATTCCAGCTAGCTAGCACAGCTATTTCGGAGCCTGTCCATAAGCTTTCAGTGCAGCCTAAGCAGGAGACGGCCATAGGTGCTGAGCAACATGGTGGACCATCCGAAGACGAACTCACTCTAAGTTCTTTCTGTACGAGAACCAGTTTCCTCACGGGCACTGAATGGCCCACCACACTTGAGCCCGGGTCACTTCTCTTCTCGAGCGTGGCAGCCCCAGGTTTGTTCGAGTCCAACAGCACAGAGATTGCCCACACACCCGTGAGCTACGTTTCGAACCACTTCCAGTACTGGCGTGGTTCACTCAAGTTCACTTTTAAGGTGGTGCGTTCCCCATACCATCGTGGACGATTGGCCATTTCTTGGGACCAAAATGCCGAAAATCTCTCGAGCACACCTTCTATTGGCAATCCCAACACCATCTCCACCATCATGGATCTCGACGAAACCAGCGAGTGTTCTTTCGTTGTGCCCTACATGCGTGAGCAGTTGTTCATGCAAACCGGCAACATCATAAACCAATCAGGGCCTCGTTGGTCCGTGGATCCCAATCCTTCGTCTGGCTTCACAGGGGTTAACGGCATTATCGGCGTGAGAGTTCTTAATAGGCTCACCGCGCCGGAAGCATCTTCAGCTGTCACTATCTTGGTGTTCGTGTCGGCTGGCGATGACTTTGAGTTTGCTGGACCGAGAG